CAATCTAACAGACGGAACTATCCCTGATGCTAGATTTCCTTCAGTTCTTCCCGCAGTAGATGGTTCTAATCTTACTGGTATTACTTCTACCACAATTAATAACAATGCTGACAATAGAGTTATCACAGGAAGTGCTACTGCTAATACCTTAGAAGGGGAAGCTAATTTAGTTTTTGACGGAAGTAATTTAGGTATTGGTACGAGTAGTCCATCAACACCATTAACATTAGATATAGGAACAAATAATGTTGGTTTATATCAAAATAGCACTGACGCAACATCTGGAATTTCTTTAGCTGATAATGGTGGTTCAATAAATTTAGCAACAACAAGTTCTGGTGCTTTTAGAGTATTGGTTGGTGGTGATGCCAATACATCTGCTGATAATAGTTCAGAAGCTATGCGTATCACTAGTTCTCGTAATGTCGGTATTGGTACAACTAGTCCTAGTAAAAAACTAGATGTTAATGGTGATTTAAGATTTGGAAGTTCAGCATCAAGAAATGATTTGGCTGATTTTGGAACTACAGATTTGTATTTAATTAATCAAAACAGTTCTGGAACTATTCAATTCTATGTTGGTGGTGGTAGTAGTGATAAAGAACGTATGCGTATAGATAGTTCTGGTAATGTATTAGTGGGTAAAACATCACAAGACAGCGGAGCAACTATAGGTACAGAAATTTTATCTGGCAGAATATTTTTAAGAAGAAGTGGTGGTGCTCCTATCATAGCTGATAGAGATACTAATGACGGAGAAGTAGCAGTATTTAAAAGAGGTGGAAGTACAGTCGGCTCTATTGATGCAGAAGGAACATCTTATTTAAAGTTTACAAAAGCCTCTGGTATGTCAATGAAAATGGGTGGTGATGCTTTAATACCCTCGGTTTCTAATAGTTACGACCTAGGTTCATCAAGTGCAGTATGGAGAAACATCTATACCTCTGACTTCCACATGAGTAACGAAGGTTTAGACAAAGGAAACGATATAGACGGAACAAAAGGTTCTTGGACTTTCCAAGAAGGTGAGGAAAACTTGTATCTCATCAATAACAAAAATGGCAAGAAATATAAATTTAATTTAACGGAGATAGAATAATGACAATATTTGCAAGTACAGGAGAAACTATTTCAGTAGGTGCTTGGTGTAAATTTTTAGGCACAGGCACAGTAACACTACAAGATGATTACAATGTCGGTTCTATTACAGATGTATCAAGTGGTCAGTATGATATTAACTTTTCTAATAACTGTAATAATGCTGATTACGCAATAACAGGAACAAGTGGAGCAACTAATCATAGTGGTTGGAACATTAAATCATCAGGTATTCAATCTGCACCGACATATTTAACAGCAGCAGCAGTAAGAATAACTACTGAAAATACAGATTCTTACTATGTTTCATTTATAGCATTTGGAGATTGGTAAGGAGTAAATAATGTCAGACCAAACTAAAAGAATAATTTATAAACAAGACAACGGAACAGTAGCAATAATAATTCCCGCTGTAAACAATACGCAAACTATAGAAGAAATAGCAAGAAAAGATGTTCCTGTCGGTAAACCCTATAAAATTGTAAATGTATCAGAAATATCTTCTGACAGAACTTTCAGAGATGCTTGGACTATCAATGATGCAGAACTAACAGACGGAACTGGAGAAGGTACTCAATGGGAATAATAATAGATATACCTAAAGCAAAAGATATTTGGAAAAATAAAATTAGAGAAGCTCGTAAACCAGCACTAGAGAAACTAGATGTAGATTTTATGAGAGCAACAGAGCAAGGTAACGATACCACTACTATTGTTGCTGATAAACAAACACTAAGAGATTTACCTAGCCAAGTAGATACAGCTAATACAGTAGATGAAATCAAAACTGTATGGAACGATATGTTAGGAGATAAAGAATGAGTAAAACAAGAAACCTATCCGATTTATTAGATGCTAATGGTGATGTTAAATCTACTGCGTTAGATAATGTACCCGCTAGTGATGATGCTAGTGCCTTAACTACAGGAACTTTAGACTCTGCTAGACTAGGTACAATTACGAATTTCACATCAACTGGTATTGATGATAATGCTACTGCAACTGCTATTACGATTGATAGTTCTGAAAATGTATTCATAAAAACAACAGGCACAGGCACTAACATTGGTATAGATGCTGTTAGCACTGGTTATTATCTTAGAGATGGTGGTCAGTTTAGAGTAGCTAGGGATAATTCTCAATCAATTATAGCAAATAGATTAAATGGTGACGGAGCTATTATAGATTGTAGAAAAGACGGAATAACAGTAGGTCAAATTGGTGCAGATGCTAGTAGTTTATATATTGCAGGAACTACAAGAGGGTTAAGATTCACAGGTTCTCAAATAAAAACTACTGATGCTAATGGAAACAATCAAGACAACCAATATGATTTAGGTAGTTCAGCAACAAGATTTAAAGACTTTTATCTAGGTGGCAACATCTATCTCGGTGGAACAGGAAGTGCCAATGCCTTAGATGATTATGAGGAAGGTACTTGGACACCAACACTAATTCAATCAACAACAAATCCAACTATTACTTATAATAGACAATTAGGTCATTATACAAAAATTGGAAGATTAGTTCTTTTAACAGGAAATATGTATTCAACTTCTGTTACAAATGGTTCAGGAAATGTAAGAATTGGAGGTTTGCCATTTGTTATTAATGCTCAAGACCAAGGTATGGAGGGTGGAGCATCAATAGGGTACGCAAATGGTTTTACATCAACAAACTCACCTCAAACTGCTTACTGTCCTAGAAATAATTCATTTGTAAATCTAATGACCAACGATACTAGTGATGGCAGAAATAATTTAGATATTCCTGTAACTAATACAGGAACTTTAATAGATATTAATTTCACTGTTGTATATATGACAAGTTAAGGAGAAAAAAATGGCAATAACAAAAGAAACACAAATCGCTAAAATAGAAGTCGTAGGTGATTACAAAGCTGTGCAAATTGCTACTGATACAGTCATCAAAGAAGATGGTGTAGAGTTATCAAGAAGCAGAAACAGAAAAGTAGTTCACCCAGACCAAGATATTACAGGCGAAGATGCAGAAGTACAGGCAGTATGTAATGCTGTTTGGACTCAAGCAGTTAAAGATGCTTGGACTGCGTTTCAAGCTGAACAACAGAGTGTCTAATGAATATAGACAGTAAAACCATAGGCATCATCATGGCGATAGCAGTACAATCGGTATCGCTTGTATGGTTTATCTCTAAGATGGATAGCAGAATAGCTAACAATGAAAGAGATATGACTAGGATTATGGAGATGCATAAAGACTATGATAAGATGCGTAAACAACTAGATAGAATATCTTGGCTATTAGATCAAGATGCGATGGCAAAATAATTGATTTGAATGATTGATTATAATAGTATAGATCCTTTACACCACAATTTAATGAAAGGAAAAGATATGACTGCAGCTGAAGCACATACTATTGAAAAAGAATATTACGAAATGAAAAAGACTTATCATATGGCTCTAGATATGTTACAAGAAGAAAAAGAAAAGAATAAATTATTACGAGCTGAGAACATGGAACTTAAATATCAAAAGAAACCGAGTCAAGCCGCATGACTTTAGACACAGAAAAACTAGCTAATCTTGATAAGCAAGTAGCTGTTATTTCTGAACGTTTAAACACCATTCAAAACAACCATTTATATCATATTGAAAAAGATATGAACATGATTAAGAGAGTACTCTGGAGCGTTGGCTTCTTAGTATTCTCTAATTTACTCGGAATAATAATCTCTATAATATACTAGGTATGAAAGTATACCTAATTCTGATTGCTTGTGTGCAATCGCTATACTCCCCATTGGAGGAGGTATGTGTAGCAGAACCCCTAACAGAACATTTTAATACAGTTCCACAGTGTATTGCATATGTGGATAATTTTAAGTATAGTTTAAATGAAGAAAAAGATTTGTTTATTACAGGATTCTGTACAACCAAGAGTGATGTATACTGAACTTAAAGAGAGGATTAAAGAACATGAAGGATATTGTGAAACTGTTTACAAAGATACATTGGGATTTGAAACTGGGGGTTATGGACATAAGATCATACCTGGTGAAGATATACCGACAGACAGATCAGGATGGGAGAATTTATTTCAGAGTGATTTTCAACGTGCAGTTGATGGTGCTGAGAGGATTCTTGACGGTTATGATATTGCTGAAGCAGCTCGTGAAGTTATTATCGAAATGGTTTTTCAAATGGGGGAAGATGGTGTATCAAAATTTAAAAACGCTTTATCACACTTATACAACCAGAGGTATATAGAATGTGCAGGGGAAATGTTAAACAGTAGATGGAGAAAACAGACACCCATGAGAGCCAAGAAGTTGGCAGACATAATGGCAGGGATCAATGCTTAACTTACTCGGACCGATTGCAGGAGCAGTATTTAAAACCATTGATAAAGTTGTAGATAACAAAGGTGATGCTGAAAAACTTAAAGCAAAAGTCCAAGAAAAAATTATAGCAGGAGAACTAGCAGAGCTAGAAGGTGCTGCTAAAATTATACAAACAGAAGCACAGGGAGGATTCTTACAAAGAAACTGGCGACCAATAATGATGTTGGTGTTTGCTGGTTTAATGGTAGCTCATTGGT